CATACGCTGGGGTCTTAGTGATGGTTTGGTTTACCATGACGCACCATTTGATATAGGTAGTACAAAAACGCTACCAACAGAAAAACTGGGAACCAGAGCGGGGCCGTCACCTTTATCCACATAGGCCATCCGTTCATCTTCACTCTCCTAGTGTCTGAATCTCCCTTGCCAGCCTAGAGGCTTCGCTATCCGATAGCACAGACAACCTTGCCGCCGCGCGGCGAAGGAGCTTGCTCAATTCGGTGTTCTTGACCTTCTCAGCCTCGTACGCACTACGAAGGCGGGGTAAGGACATGCAATCGTGAGACCCGTCCGGAAGAACCATCTGCGGTGCCTCACAGACATCGCACCAATCTCCGCTTACCCACCGCGCCATGTTGTACGCCTCGGTGGAGACGCGCGGGTCCAGAGCTACCGTAGTCTCCCAAGCGATAAGGTCGGCCAGCGCCTTCTTGGGGTCTGTTTCGTGTTCTGCGGAAAGGATGAAGTCTACGATCAGCGCCTCAATGATGACCTCTTTCCAAGGATTCATCTCGACGCGTCGAACGGCAGTCATGCTCTACACCTTAACCTTGAGCATCTCAACTACCGAAGGGACCGCCAACAGCGCAGCAAAACGCTCGGCCGCTCGCTGGGCGTTAGCCAAGGTGACGTACGACTCACCGGACTGCATGATCTGGCCGTTCGGGGCGCGAAGGCGATAGCGCCACGATCCGTTAGTGTCTTGAAACAACTGGACGCGGTACTTACGGGATGAAGCCATATTGACCTCCTAGGCAGAACGACGAACTCTCCGCAGTCGCGGAACGTGGGGTGTAGGTTTCGGAGTACCAGTTGAAGCAAGGATCACCCCAACATGATAGGTAGCTCCCTTCGAATCGACAAAGCGAGACTTGAAGTGCTTGTCCAGAACGCGCTGAACCTCGTCGTATGCGTCAAACGGGGACCCTCGGTCCCCGCTGAAGTGAGAAAACCGTACCAGAATCTCAACATCGCCGCTCATGACTGTCTCCGAAACTACGAGTAGTTTACGGCCCCAGTTACGAGAAGACTAGGTTCAGAAGTAGGTAGGTCTGGCTACGGCTCGCGTAAGAGCCATCAATCCTTCTTGGAAATGCGTCTTGGAAATCGCCAGCCATCGACGGGCGTCACCATCCGGCGCACCGTTCTCGACGCTCAGGCTGAAGAGAAAGGTATCAACGTGCTTGACAAGTTCCTCCATCGCCCGACCACTGGTCTTAATCTCGTTGATCAGATCGATTTCGGCCTGCGTGAGTTCCCTGTAACCAAAGATTTTCCGATGCTGGTTGTCCATCACGTTACTCCTTAGATGCGATAGGACGAGGTTGTTGCTTGGCCCAAAGGTACCCGATGTACCAGCATGCCTTACGTACCGCTAAGGCTATGGGTGTGAGTTGCGTGTTCATTTCTTGATACCGTGAACAGTGGTGTCTTTGTTGTACCGCCCCCGCGCCGCATAGCTGCGGTTTTCCGGCACAGGAACGTGATCGTAAAACACCATCTGACCAATCGAATCGCCCGGACGAAGGCGAATCGAATGGTACAGCGTGATGTTCACCAACTCCAAGGTTAGGACGCTGCCGTGCCAGCCTGCATCACACCAACCGGCATTCAGATGCTCCAAACCAATGCGAGCCATGCTCGACTTCAGCTTGTACTCGCACGACAGGTTATTGGGTAAGTGGAAAATCTCTTGCGACTGCGCGAGGATGAACTCGTTAGGCCGCAACACATACCCCTCTTCCGGGTCCATCTCGACGCTACGCACGGCAAGTGCTTCGCGCTTGCGATAGTCAATAACCAAAGACGAAGCAGGACTAACGGTCTCGACAAGGATAGTTGCTCCAAGCCGGATATCGATACTGGCAGAGTTGACTTGATTGAAATCGATTTCAACCAGACGGTCGCCATCCCGGTGCGCCAACACCTTCTGGCTAACAACCCTAGAAATCAGCTCATCGTGGGACAAAACAGACATTGACTTCCTCTCAGGCACCGGTTCAAAGGACAAAGGAGTGTACCATGTGTCGGGCCACTGAGCCACACAACACAACCAGCCTTGCTGGAAACTCATAACAAAAGCTGCTGCCCCGATGGCTTGTCTTCGTTGTTCTCAAAGTGCCACCGGTAGCTCGCCCAGCCCTTGAAGTTAGCAAATGCACCGACCGCCGCCTTGGCTTGATGCTCTGCGGGAGAGGCGTGAGGCGGCCTAGCCACGATAAGCCTGTCGTGAAGAGTTATATCCTCCTCCACGGTGGGGCGCTTGGCGTCATGGTTCAGGTAGCTAACGCGAGCGCAACGCGCCGTGCTGACCCGTATACGGTCTTCTATCGTTAGATGAAGATCACCTTCATCGACGTACGGAAGGTGCCACTGCCCCCAAGCCAGTTTCGCCGGGGTGCTGCACGCCATCGCCGTCGCCATAGTACCTGCAAGGTCTTGAATCTCAGGCTGAGCGGACGGATGGTTTCTCAAGCGAAAGAAGTTGACCCACTCCGTAGATGAGCAGATGACGCGCATCCTTTGGTAGGGTTCGGTAAGCCGGTTAGCTATCTGCTTGTGGTAGCCAGCAGCACTGAACGCATGCGATAGCTCCGCGCTCAGCCATGCCGAGAACTGCCATGCGGCCTCCCGGCCTATCTGCCGCAGCGTGTTCATGGCGAGCAGGACGCTGGGCTTCTGCCGAGAAGCTACAAACGTCTCGTAGGCAGCTACGAGATGTTCCGGGATTTCCACTAGGGAAGTCCGCTCCTCGTCCGCCTGCATCCCCGGCTTGTTGCCGCCCCAATGGATAGGATGCGCAGGGTGGTTGCGAACCTCGTTAACGAGCTTGTGGACAGGGATTGCGCGGCTGCTGCTGGCGTTCCGGCTGAATACACGGTGAGTCATGAACTCAGAGTGTATGAAGCGTGGATACTCAAGCTGAAGTGTCGTCAGGCGCTCCCCGGTCGGGTTAACACTGTCTGCGACTACTGTTACCTTTGCACACTTGCCCTCAAACGAAGAACCTCTAGTCATGAGAATCCCTATACGCCTTGATGCAGGTACGGATGATGGTGAAGGTTGAGTAGAACGAAAAGAACTTCGGCCCCTCTTTGTACAGCGAGCCGATCCAACCAAACAGAACGGTAAGCACCAAGAAGACCGGGACAATGACCGCAAAGCGGATCAGAATCTTACCGGGTTTCGCTCCGTGCAAACGCGAGATTACCCCGATTGCTGTAGGCAACTGCTGCGCACACAGCATGAACTTCGTGAAGGCGAAGGCGAAGTAGGCAAACAACAGATACGAGAGAACGTCCATGAAATCCTCCTATTTGGAGGTTATATTATCCGGCCCCCAGAACTCGCTGTCTGTCTACACAAACCGGGGGGCGTCTAGCCTGTCATCGAAGTCACGACGTTGACTCGCCTCGTACTGAGCGTCATCCTGAGCGGCGGGTAGCCACGACGAGCGGCGCTCGACCATGACGGTGTACGCACCGCAAACGGCGTCCGCTACATCCTTGCTGCCGTGGACGGGGTGGTCAATTTTGCTAGTAGTCTCATCATACTCCAAGTCGAATAGCTCAGAAACAAGCACTGGGTTGTCCAGCAACTTCAGCCGCCCGTCATTGATGGCGTCACGAAACTGCTTGTAGGGGACATCGGTCTTGTCAACGGACACATGACCTGTCCGCATCCCCTCTTTCTTCCATTGCTGCCGGGATTCAGTGGACATGAAACCGTCATAGGTGACTACCTTGATCGGGTACCCGTACCTGTCGCGGAGCATCTTGACCCACATCCGAACTTCAGCGATCTGAATCTCGTTCTGGGCATCCGGCTCAATACTCATCGCCAGTTCTACCGTCCCCTCTGGCAACATCTCAACCATATCGTTCTGCCGCGTCACCTTACGCAGCCCGTCGAACCGAACCATGGCTACGCCGCAGCGGTCTCCGGTGGTTGAAAGGTCAATGTGGACGTAGCGCGGGCGCGAGGGGTTCGTGCAGTAGTGACCTGAGCGGACAACAGGCATCCCATCGACGCCCAAGACTACGTTGTCCTTGAGCAAGAACGATTCCAGCCCGTCTTCTCTCCCCGCCTCGACGCATTCCAGAATCTTGAAACGACGGCGGAAGAACGGGAACACGGAACTGGTAGAGACCCCGACGATATCCCTCAGCGCATCGTGCGGGTTCTTGACAAAATCATCCCGGTACTCGACAGGTACATCAAGCACAAGCGAGCCGTCCGGTACCTGTTCGTTCTCGTTGAGTACGCGAGTGTCGGAAAGAACGTCGTTACCGACCAGAAGCCGAAAGGTCTCCCCGGAGTATCGATCCTGCGGCCAGACCTCGTACTGCTTCTTGTTGTAGATGTAGACGCCTTTTTCTTTTACCTTGTCGATGTGATCCTTGCGCTTGTCAGTGAAGTCGCCTTTGTAGCGGGTGGACGAGGAGACGATCACAACGCCAATCTGCGGACCCTGCGTGATGAAGCGGCTTTTCTTCCGGCGGGTCATCGCCTCGTAGATCGTCTGGGCTTGGTCGTACATACCAGCCCGCCCGCTGGTGACCTCAGCCTTCTTCGACTTCATGACGATGCTCATGAAATTGATTTCATCGATGACCCCGCCAATCACGGCCTCACCGAGAATCGAGTCAGCATCGGCCCCGCCGACGGCCACCC